GAATTTAACGTCCCTATTGTTAGCGCAACGCAAACAACTAGGTCTGGTTTCGGTAATACCGATATTGGATTGGAGGACACTTCGGAATCATTTGGTTTACCAGCTACGGCAGATCTTATGTTTGCTCTGATAAGTACAGAGGAATTAGATGATTTAGGCCAAATACTGGTAAAGCAGTTGAAAAATCGTTATAACGATCCTACTAAATACAAACGTTTTGTAATTGGTATTGATCGTTCCCGTATGAAATTATACGATGTAGAGGAATCAGCTCAGACCGATATTGTGTCTGATATGAGTCCGGATAAACCAATAAATACGTGGGGGGATCGAGAAACAAAAGATACCTTTACGGATTTTAAAATATAGGAGAAGATATGAAAGAATGGATAATGGATAGAGTAGGCGAAAGAACATCTTTAGATGGTGTTGGATTAGTCTTAATCTGTGGTTCAGTAATTTTATTTGGCGGTATAGCTAAACTACTCGCCTGGGCAGGTTTGCTCTGGGGAATATATACTCTAGTAAAAAGCGAATCCTAACAGGAATATATTATGATGGAAGCCAGCTGAAATCAGCTGGTTTCTTTCGTGAACTTTTCGTGAACTTTTGCAAAAAGAGGTTTACAACTCCCCTAATTTATGGTATAATACTCATGTATTTAAAATTAATTAAGGAGTTAAAATGCTAAATAAAACAATAAAAAATCAAATCTCAAAAATCAGTAATACTGCTGATATGAATGAGTTAATTAGATTGGTCAAAGCTCAAAGAGCTATCGTTCAAGCTTCCGAAGCTGCTAAGGCTAAAGCTAAATTTTCAACAGGTGATAAAGTTAAATTCTTCTCTAAGAGAGACGGATGGTTAAGTGGTTCAATTACTAAAATGAAAATTAAGAGAGCCAATGTTATGACCGAATTAGGTCAATGGGACGTTCCTTTAACATTGTTGGAGGTGGCGTAACTATGAATACATTTAAAAGACAATCTAAAATAGATGATGCAATCAATCTTTTACTAGATAATATCGTTAGTAAATACGAAAGGTTTGCTTCAAGGTCTGCATATAACAATAACATTGAAGAAACTGTTGATAAATTTGCAGATGAATTAAACGTTGAATTCGGTAGAAAATATATTAAAATTATAACTGGTACCAGCGTATGGGGATTTATTAATATCGCAAACCCTAATTTTGAATACGGCGATATTCTAAAACCAAAGAATTGGAAAACTCCAGCACTAAACCAAGCACGTGGAAACATCTTTGATGATGTATACACTATTGATTGGACTGGACCACTTTACATCTCTGGATATTCTGCAGGAGGTCAAAGAACCTGCGGAAAATGTGGAGCAGAAATTAAAAACTTATTAGGAGGTTAATATGCCAGAATGGTTAAAAGAAGCTATAGAAAACTACGATAATCTAACAGAGAGCCAACAAGCTCACGTAGATGCAGCTTTAGACTATATGTCAGAAGAAAATGAAAGTTTTTAAAACCGTAGAAACTTTTCACAGCAAACAAGAAAGGACCCACAGAAGGTGGGTTCTTCGTTCTGATAAATACTATAATAAGTATAATATAAAGAATTTTATTGAAAGACCCGGATATCATCCCGGCACATTTTTATTGGAGTACGAGATATGGAACCGATAACATTTATTCTAATTTCAATCGCAACTGGATACGCATGTCATTTTGCATGGAAATCTGGTATTCGCGAAGGCGCAAACCGTACTATCAATATTCTCCACGAAAGAAAAATTATCGCATACGATAACGAAGGAGAAATTTACCCAAACCCGTTTTTTAAGAAAAAATAAGTCATAAATAGACTTATGATTTCTTTAAAAGCACATACCATAAAAGAAGGAACTGCTCTGACTCCTGCCGAGTTAGAAAAGAAGAATTCAGCGACTAACGAACCTAGGATTAATATTCTTATTAGATTAGTAAAAGATAAGAAGCCTTTAGAATTAGTTAAAGGCGGAACTTTTATTGTTGGTGACGAATATGTCGATCAAGTAGTTAAAGACGCACAAGCATTTAAAAAGAATCCTGATGTTTTTGGACGTGGTGGATTTTCTTTAATAGATAAAAACGGAAAAGAAATTAAAACAAATGCATTACTTAAATCTAAAGTTATGGGTGGTGGAGTAGGTGGTGCTGGTTCTGGTACAAAAGATACCGAAAGAAACGAATCACATAATGCATGCATGATGCGTGCAATAGTAGATGATGGATATAACCACGACATAGAACATTTTGATGAAGAACGTATAGCTCAGGCTTACAAAGACAACGGTACAAGTAATATATCAGCAAACACAGATAAAATATTAGAAACGCCAGAAGATTGGGTTAAATCTTCTTATTATGCGTCTAAATGGTTAGCACAAAACAAATACATTAATAAGTCACAAAAATTTCATCGCGGTGATAAGAAGATGAATTCAATATATGCTTTAAAAAATATTGCATATAAAAATAACGGATTTAAACCATTAAAAGATGATAAATGGAATCCAGGAGATGTTTGGGCAATGACGCCAGATTTTAATCCAATAAAAGAAATAGATGTTGGTTCAGTTGCTGCAATGAATACTTCTTTAGTAGAACATTTTAACTCTCGAAGATGTGTTGGTATTTCTTTAAAGAAAGCAACAAAATATCCACCAGCAGCAAAAGAATTAAATAATAAAGTTCCGCCAGATACAGATATGCATAAGTTAAAAGGTTTATATTTAGAATCTAGAGGTGGTAATTTTTGGTCAGCTAAATCTGCAACAATTAAATATGACACTGGTGAAATGATGTTAAAAGATAATTCGCCAGGTTCAACAATTAAAGCTGAGATAAAAGGTAAAACTTCTCGAGGTGGTGGAATATCTTGGGGAGAAATTGTTGAGTTTGTTAAAAGAGAAACTGGAAGAGATATGGGTGCACATGCTAAATCAATTAAACCTGTTGCGAAAAAAATGGCTGCTGAATTATCGAGAGGAAAAGATCGTACGGTTAAACAAAAATGGTACCCACTTTATAAAGCATTTTATAAAAATGATTCTTATAAAGATATGTTAGAAAATTTAAAACAAAAAGATTGGACTTGGATCTCAGCAAAATATGCAGAGTTACTTTTATTCTATCACATACAGAAAGCCGGTGGAACAAAAGCAAATGCTATTATTACTCATATGGTAAACTATGCAGGTTCATCCATGGTCGAATCAGCAGTTTATGTAAAGGTAGGAAAATGAAAATACTTAAAGGAAAAACACCAAAAGATACAAGAGACTTTGATGGAGATTATCCACAAGACCTTGATCCAACAGATGTAGTAGAAATATTTGAAACCCCACTAACTGGTTCTTATAACTGGGATTACACTGTACAAGATAATCGTATAAAAAAACTTTATGAATTAGGAAAAGAACTAAACTGGAACGTAGAATCTGATTTAGATTGGAGTCCAGAGTTCGAAGGTATTAGTATGGAAGAATTTGACTTTGAAGATAACCAATGGGCAAATCATCCAGTTTATAAAGAAATGCCTAGATGGAAAAGAAAAGAATTTTTTCATGATTTAAATTGTTGGGCAACAAGCCAATTCTTACACGGAGAACAAGGTGCATTATTAGTAGCAAGTCAGCTTGCAAGTTGTGCACCAACTTACAATGCTAAACTATATGCAGCAAGCCAAACATTTGACGAAGCAAGACATGTAGAAGCATTTAATAAATATATTCAAACAAGGTTAAAAAAATCTTGGCCGATCGGATTTGCACTAAAAGGTTTATTAGATAAAATACTAACTGATCATAGATGGGATTTAAAATTTATTGGTATGCAAGTTGTAATAGAAGGATTAGCGTTAGCTGCATTCAATGCTGCAAAAGAAGGAACAAACGATCCAGTGTTTAAAAGAATGTTAGAACTAATTATTCGAGATGAAGCACGTCACGTAACATTTGGTATAAATTATTTAACTGATTTCGTTACAACTTTATCTGAAGAAGAAAGAAAAGAAAGAGCACAATTTGCATTAGAAGCTTGTACAGTTAGTCGCCATAGATTAAAAGCTTATGATGTTTGGGAAAAATACGGTATGGATATAGAAGAAACAGAAGAATATCAGAAAGAGAATATATTCCAAACACAATTTCAAGATGTATTATTTAGTAGAATTATGCCAAACTTAAAAAAGATTGGATTACTTACAGATGAATTAATACCAGAATACGAAAAGTTAGGAGTATTATCTTATGCAGATGGCGATAGTGATTATGAAACAAGTTGGGAAGAATTAAGTAAACCGTTAGTAGCATGAAAGAAGAATTTGATAAGAATACTAAATATTTTTTAATTAGCGGATGGATTTTATTTGCATTTGCTATTGCTGGTTGCGAATATCACGGAGTAATATGAAAAAATTTAAACAATATTTAAAAGAAGATATAGAAGTTTATGATTCGCCGTCGAATCTGAAACCAGCAAAGTATAAAGTAATTAAAATCTTTAAAGATGGCTGGCAAAAAATAGAATTACCTAAACCGATTCCCGAAGAATCAGAAATAGATAAACTAATTGCTATTTGTCATGGCGCAACAGAAAAAGATAGAGAAGAATATAAGAAATGTGATAAAGACGCATCTTATTTTATTAAAGAACAATTAAGTAAAAATAATTTACAATTTGATAATTCTGTGATAGAATACATTGAAGACCAAATAGTTCCAATAGTGAGACATTATAAAAATTATTTTAACAGACCAAGACCTTATCAAGTGGCAGCATATTACAATAAAGAATTAAAAAGATTTAAGACAGAAACAGCTTCGACTCCTTCTTATCCGTCAGGACATACTGTGCAACCATTAGTTGTTGCATTACATTATAGTAAAAAATATCCTGAGCTTAAACAAACATTAATAGAAGCTGCAAATATTTGTGGATATGGTAGAGTATTAGCAGGACTACATTATCCTACGGATTATACAGCTGGAGTTAAACTTGCAGAAGACTTAATGGAATATATGGATTATGATAAGTTTTAAAAGTTATATAAAAGAAGACGAAAGAACTCCTAGAAAGAAAGGACAACATAAAGGTAGTTCTAGTCATTCTGATTTATATACAGATGAAGATCCGCGTGGTACAATACATGGATTAGGATTTAAAGATGCAGCGACAGCTAAGAAAGGAATAGGTATTATTAATAAAGCAAGCAGACCGCATGCACATAAAGTACAAGCAACATTAGTTATGCAACAAAGAGCAAAAGAAGCTATTAAGAGAACAAAAGATCCGGAAAAGAAAGCAAACTTAAAACAAGCTTACCAAATATGGACAGCACATTTAGAAAAATTAAAAGCTAAAACAAAAGAGATGAACAAGTGATAAAATTTAAGAATTACAACGAACCATTATTAGAAGCTAAAAATACTCATATGACACACATTGAAGATTTAGTTCTAGATGGAGGAGTCAAGGGAGCACGCCAAGCAATCCTAGCGCTAAGAGCTTTACGGGATATGCTGAGCGGTCATGCTAAATCACCAGTAGATGTGACCGTCAAGTGGGACGGTGCTCCCGCCGTCTTTGCAGGAGAAGATCCCAGAGACGGTTCCTTCTTCGTTGCTAAGAAAGGAATCTTTAATGCAGATCCTAAAGTATATAAAAGTCACGATGATATAAAAGCTGATACTTCAGGCGATTTATCTAAGAAATTAATTATGGCTTTTGATGGATTAAAAGATCTTGGAATTAAAGGTGTTATCCAAGGTGACTTTATGTTTGATAAATCTGATTTAAAAGGTGAAACTATTAATGGACAAAAAGTTATTACATTTCATCCAAACACAATTGTGTATGCAGTACCGTATGCGTCTCAGTTAGAAAAGAAAATATCTAAAGCAGATGTCGGTATCGTCTGGCATACTAGTTATTCTGGAGCTACTTTCGAAACTATGCAAGCTAAGTTTGGAGGAGATATAGTTGGTAAATTAAAAAAATCTTCTAAAGTTTGGATGGTAAATGCAGACCTCGATGACTTATCAGGTAATGCTACATTTACCAAAGCAGATAATTTAAAAGTAACAAAACTATTATCTGAAGCAGGTAAACTATTCCAAAAGATACAAGCTGGGGTATTAAAAGAACTAGAACAGAATAAAGAACTTAACCTAGTTATAAATGTTTATAATAATACTATGGTTAGAAAAGGTCAAAGAATTAAAAACGAAAGAAAACATGCACTTGGATTAATTAGTTTTGTTGAAGAAAGATATGCTAAACAAATAGATAAACGTACTTCTCAAAAAGGTAAAGACATACAAATAAGTAAAAGAGACGAATTATTAAAGTTTTTTAGTAAAAATAATCTAAAAAATCTAGAAAATGTCTTTAAATTACAAAATTTTATTGTGGATAGTAAATTAATTATTATAAATAAACTTAACAAATTAAATAAAATAGGTACGTTTGTTAAAACAACATCCGGATTTAGAGTAACCAACCCTGAAGGTTTTGTTGCTATAGATCGTATGGACGGTGGAGCAGTTAAGCTTGTTGACAGATTAGAATTCTCTGCTAACAACTTTTCTAAAGATATTATAAAAGGTTGGGATAATCCCAACTAAATGGGAACCGAGGATAAATGAAATCATTTAAAGACTATTTAGTCGAAGAAACAAAACCAGTAACTTTTGCGTTTGGAAGATTCAATCCACCAACGATTGGACATGAAAAGTTATTTGACCAAGTAAAAAAATTATCACGCGGCGGCGCTTACCGAATATACGCATCTAAGTCAGTCGACAAAAAGAAAAACCCACTACCATTTAAAGATAAAATTAAGTTCATGAGGAAAATGTTTCCTAAGCATGCTCGTAATATTATGGCTGATCCTGATATAAGAACAGTATTTGATATTGCTGTTAAATTGTATGACCAAGGATTTAACAAAGTACAAATGGTTGTTGGATCAGATCGTGTTAGAGAATTCGATACATTACTAAACAAATATAATGGTAAAGATGGAAGACATGGATTCTATAAATTTGATGGAGTAATAAATGTTTTATCAGCAGGAGAAAGAGATCCGGATGCTGAAGGTGTAAAAGGTATGTCTGCTTCTAAACTTAGACAATTAGCAGTAGATGGTGCAATGCAAGACTTTGCAAAAGGTATTTCAGTATCTTCTATTGCATCTGATTTATATTACGCAGTACGTAAAGGTATGGGATTAAGAGCAGAGTCAACTCAACCACATACACAATTAGAAAAAGTTTCAGATATTAGAGAAGATTACGTACAAGAAAAAATATTTAGAATTGGAACTAAAATTCGTTTAAAAGAAAATGGAAAAGAAGGTAAAGTTATTATTCGTGGTTCTAACTATGTTATAGCAGAATTTGGTGGACATAAAAAAAGATGTTGGCTAGATTCTATACAAGAAATAGCTGGTGAATGGGGAACAGATGAATTAGTAACTAATTACGCTATGGATACTCCAGGTCAAAGAGGAATGTCTTCTTATAAAAAACTTAAAATGAAAAAAGAAGACGATGAGAAAAAGAAAAAGAAAAGAGATACACATGGTGATAAATTAAGAAAAGATTTTGAAGCTAATCCTGGAGACAAGGATGATTCAACTGATGCTAAGAGAAGAGCACAATTTAATAAACAAGCTAAGATGGATGATGACGATCCAAGAGCATATAAAGATGCACCTGGCGATAAAAAAGCTAGAAAGAAAGGATTAAAACCATCTAAGTTTACAACGAGGTATAAACAAATGTACGGTGAAAGTATGACATTCGAAGACTATATAGTCGAAAACAAAGCAGGTGTGCAAAAATCTTTAAAAAAGAAATCACAGGCAACTGGCGTTCCAATGTCTGTGTTAAATAAAGTATTTGATCGCGGATATGCAGCATGGAAAGTTGGTCACAAACCAGGAACAACTCCAGTGCAATGGGGATTAGCACGAGTAAATTCTTTCTTAGTTGGTGGACCAGTTTGGAAAAAATTTGATAGTGACCAGGCTAAGTTAGCTAGAAAAGCTGGGTTTAGTCCAGGAAGAAAATAATGTCGGATTTTGTACTAACTCCAGCAAGAGAAAAGGAATTAGAAAAGATTGCAAAAGATCTACCAGATAAATCATTTAAAGATCTATATGGTAAAGATTGGAAATCAATTAAAATAGCTACTGCTATGAATATATTAAAAAAGAAATATGGTTTTAAAACGGAGGAAACCAATATGAAATTTAAAGAGATAAGAGAAAAAATTAGAAGTAAGATGTCC